TTGCTGGAAATGTCGCCATTCCCTGCGAACGATTGACCACGGTAACACCCTGATAAGCAAAAGTCGTCGCTATATATCAACGCACAGCACTCACCTGGGATGCTGATGACATCAATCATAGTCTTAAACCGTTTGCTCAATGGGTGCTCTTTGGGCTTTGCAACAATAAAAATGTTTGCCCACAGGTCTGGTGCCAATTGTATACGGTGAGCTCCACTTATTCCGCACTTCACGTACTCTGGGAGCTCATTTGCGTACATACACCCCTCTTGGTATCCTACTGTTATGCGTGCCGGCTTGGGTGGCTCTCCGCCTTTGGCAATTTCACGCTTCATCTTTGCCTCCAGAAGTTTCACGTAAATGTCACTTGGGTCGGAATATCTCTTCCCCTGTACATAACTCTGGCGCAATGGTGCTTTCGTGTGGACTATCTCGCTACACAACTCTCGGTTGAGAATTGGGGCTAAGTATGTCGCTTGTGCCTCCCAAACCTTCGCATACACCCAATTTGCTGCAGTTCTCGTTGGATCAATCCATGAGGTGTTCCATGTGCGCGCTAAGCGACGCCCCCATAGATTTCCCATGCCCAACAAATCATTCAGCAAGCGCACCATGATCACACAATTCTGTGGGTCAATGTGGTGTGCAAGGGTGTCATCAACTTCCCTGCCATTCAACAACCTGTCATACATGAGGTCAGCGCCTTGCACGTGATTCGTTTCACCCTCCTCTGGCATAAGGAGGTCACGCAACAAGGTACCCATGGCAATTGCAGTTGCCCGGTCACTCTCCTCGTTAGCCTTGCCACCCAACATGCGCTTTAAGGCGCGATTTAGGTTATAGCTGGTGGGAGCATGCTCACACCACTCAGCTTGGCCTTGGCCTGACAGTCGAAAGAACACAGTCCTGTACCTGCGGATCTCAACCATACCTTCTGGAAACACTGGTCTACCGTCGTCGTCCAATGTGACCCCGCCATAGCACTCAACTTCAAAGTCCCCCCGAACTAGGTAATTGAGTGGAATGACAGCATCCACATTCATTTCGCGAATGGGCTCATAAAAATCATGTAACCCAGGATAACTCCGAGACATGTTTCTATATGTAACCCCATCGTCAACGCCAATGGTTTGGAAATTGTTTGTGACAATCGTTCTCACGTATGTCGCAGACAACCGTGTGCTTTCCATTTGGTGCAGTTTGCCCAGAAACGCAAGTGCTGTGTTTTCGCAAGCTTGTGCAAAGCACTCTGGTCTAATTCCTTTAAAGTTGTTGAACCCAACCGCATGTGCAAAAACGGCTTTGGCTATGTTATCTGAAACAACAGGTGTCCTGTATGACTTCAGGTACATTCGCCACAGTGGCTCAACAACAACATAGTTGCTTTCGGGCATGTCCATCCATTTACCGGAGACATCAACTCGACGGTAACCTGGAATTCGGACGTCGCCAAAAGGGGGAATGGTTTTCTCCTCTTTATTCTTCGACGTCTCAACATCATCCTCAAGATCAACCAGGAAATAACCCACGTTGCTTTTAACACAATTCACCGGCACTATACCTATCGTTGTCTCATGAGGATCAATTCTAAAGAATGATTCTCCATCATAAGCCAAGAAGGGATACCTGATGTGAGTCACATATGTTTTCTTTGTGCTCTTAACAGGTTTGTGTGCTGGTGCGCAAGACCCAGCTGAACTCGCTGTGGAGCTTGCAGTACTTGCGTTGTCCCAATTGTTGTTCTTGGAACCTTTCCCACCACTCCCGGGATTCTTCTGGTTTTGACGCCTTTGCCGTGCTCTGTAAGCATCGGCAGCTTGTTGCGGATTATCGAACTTTGTTGCATTCGACATCTGACGCAATCCGGCATCAACACCACTTTTCCCCCCTGGATGACCGCCACCGCTTTTAGAAGCGAGATCATCCGCATTAGTCCATTCACCATTTGAGCCACTCAATTGACTAGATATAACAAAGAGCCGTGCTGGCGGTGCACGTGGTAAATCCCAAACATTGATTGCCCCGTTGCTCGTGTGACGGCAATAAGGGCAAACGTACTGGACTAACGCTGCCAACTCATAATCATCATGGTTGCTATAACCGATGAAGCCTTGATACATGATTTCTGCAGAACAGGTAAAACAAGTCCCGTTAGAGCAGTATTCACAATACCAAAACCCAGTGTCGTTGTAATGTGCCTCAAGGCACACCCCACAACTAAAACCGTTAGTGAGTTGGGTGTTGTGTCGCATGGCAACACAGGTGCCATGTGACAAAGTGTAGCGGTGGATTTTACCGCCAACTTCAAAAATAAAACAAAATTGTGTCTGTTCGATGACACTCGTTGAGAAACCCAATACATGCAAACCCGTACAATATAATTGCAGGTGTGATAATGGTAAAATGTTGCAGCCTGTCCAATGTAACCAAACACGCAGCCCCAGCTCATACTCAAAGAGGTCATGAGATGGGGCAACACCTCACAAAAACAATCCTGCCAATACCTTAGCACCTCCGGCTATCATCGATGGGCCATACTCAATAGCCACATCTTTCAAGCCTTGTCCCAATGCCTCCATCCAACTGCTGCCTCGCGACTGCTGCACCTGTGGTGCTCTCGCTACGGCCTCTTGCACATGGTTGAACCCTTCAATATCCCTGTGAGTAGGTGTGACACTGTGTTGTGCGGCCGAACCGACAAACTCCATGTGTTGACACATCTCCAAATGAAATGAAATGGGCGTGGTGCTAGGAGCAACCACGATGATGGCACTGGTGATTGCACCCCATCCCGCTCCATTCCCGCCAGCTACAGAAGCCACATAAGGTGGCCCTGAATTGGCAATTATGGCAGGCGCATTGTTGCTGAAAGGGAACAGCTGCTGAGTAAAGTACTCAAGCGAGCTGCCTTGGTTGTTAACAACACCAATGCTGGGGTTTGTATACGTTGTTTCAATGCTAGTCCTACCATAATCGCAGATCTCGCACTCACCGTCTATCTTGACGTTGTTAATGGCGCAACTGGCGTATTTGCCAAGATCTGACACTCCTTCTCCATACAAATTGGAGTGATCTGGTGCATTGTAACAATATATTAGCCCCCCACAATCCATAACTGTTCCAGTGTACCTCAGGCGAACAGAAGAACTCACGATTCTTCCAGCAACTGTTGTTTGCCCAGATGATCCTGATGCCACACTAGATGGAATGAGCTGGTTCGTCCTGTACGGATTGTTCTCCAAGTACAGTGGTAACCAGCCTGGGGTCACAGATGCCACACCGGCAGTTACTGTGATTGGTGACAGGTTTTGGGAGATGCATGTCGGAGACGCTGTGTAATAAACACATGGCAAGTCTCCAGCAACAGATGGGCAGACGGCAACCATGCCATATCCTGTGCTGTTGCTGGTGAACAACGTTGCTCTACCAAAAGCCGAGAGTTTGTGCGACTCTCTGGCATTCCCATCAGGGATGCAGGAACCTTGGGCTTCTGGGCTCCAAGGCGCTGCTAAGGCGGCAAAATACTTTGCAGCACACTCTCTAAGAAATCCTTTAGGAATGCCTGCAAGCATTTGCCGCATTGAGGTTTTGCGTGATGTCCTAACCACAAGACCATCACTAACCCCAAGAGGAGCAGAAGGGGTGGACATTCTTCGAAC